TAGGTGTTATTCAGGTTGGTAAGACTGCTGATTTTAGAACAGCAGCTGAACAGATGCAGAACTTAGAGCGTAGAATTAATGAAGCGTTCTTAGTATTGCAGGTTAGACAGAGTGAAAGAACAACTGCAGAAGAGGTACGCCTCACGCAGATGGAATTAGAACAACAGTTAGGTGGACTATTCAGTTTGCTTACTGTTGAGTTCTTAATACCTTACCTTAATAGAACGTTACATATCCTACAAAGAAATAAGGATCTTCCTAAGATTCCTAAAGATGTGGTACGACCACAAATTATTGCAGGTGTAAACGCATTAGGTAGGGGACAAGACCAACAAACTCTTGTTCAATTTGCACAAACCCTAGCTTCTACAATGGGTCCTGAGATCATGGCTAAGTTCCTAGATCCAGGTGAGTATGTTAAACGACTAGCAGCTGCATCAGGTATTGATGTATTGAATCTTGTTAAGACTCCTGAGACTATGGCTCAAGAGAAACAACAACAGATGCAACAGATGCAACAGCAAGAATTGCTTAAGCAAGCTGGTCAGTTAGCTGGTACTCCTATGATGGACCCAAGTAAGAATGAGGGTATGGCACAAATGATAAACGACGGATACGATCAACTAAAAAATGGCAACAACCAAACCATCCCGCCCGACCAGGGTGAAGAAGAAGCCCCTACCTAAGGTCAGTAAACCTGAACCACTGGTAGATAAAATTGATATTGCTGAACCAACACGTATTGAAGCAAGAAAAACTTTGATAGGCGCAGAACCTGAGTTTGTAACTACAGTTGGCTTAGGTAATTTAAAAGTAACCACCGCTAATGGAATAAAGAATGACGGAAAAACTGACGTATGATCCCACCCCAGCTGATGCTCCTGAATTCACTGAGGAAGAACAATCTGCTTTAGAAGTAGCAGATAGACTAGGACAAGAAGAGAATGATTTGATTCTTGGTAAGTTTCAAAATGCTGATGAACTAGCTAAAGCTTACTCTGAATTAGAAAAGAAACTTGGATCAGGTGAGGACGAGGATTATGAAGTAGATACAGAAGAAGAAGAAGAAGAAGAAGAATGGAGCGAAGGTGCAGAATTGATAGCTGAAGCTTCAGACGAATACTTTAATAATGAAGGCCAGCTATCACAAGAAACTATGCAAAAATTTACAGAGATGAGTAGCACTGATCTTGTAAATGCTTACATGGAAATACAAGCTAACAATCCTAACCCTCAGCAAGGAGAATCACCTGACCTTACTGATGCTGAAATGAACAGTGTTTATAATTCAGCAGGTGGAGAAGCAGAGTACAACAGATTAACTAGTTGGGCTTCTGAAAATTTAGCAGAAAATAAAATGGATGCTTTCAATAGCATCATTGATAATGGTGACGCAACCGCAATTCAAATAGCCGTGGCTGGATTAAGATCAGAATACGAAAATCAAGAAGGATACGAGGGTCGCATGTTGACAGGAAAAGCAGCTAGAACTACAGATGCATTCCGAAGTCAGGCAGAAGTCGTTGCTGCTATGTCCGACCCAAGATATGACAATGACCCTGCCTATCGTCAGGATGTATACGAGAAACTAGAACGATCAAACGTCGCATTTTAATTATGTCAAAAGCTTATGACCCAGATGCACGGACAACTTCTTTTCGTGTAAAATATATGGTAAGTACAACTGGTGACCGCTGGTTTATACCTTACAATAATAGTGGTACTACTGCGGCACAACTTGCTCAATGTAAAAAAGTTGTCGGACAAGATTCCGGTGACGCTGAACATGGAGTACAAGTAGTAGTATGACCACTATCTCAGTTCAAAAATCCCCACTTCAAAATTGGGATAACTTCTGTGACTGGGTTACTAGCACCGATAACCGCCTCTATGTGGGGTGGTTCGGTGTCTTAATGATACCCGCACTACTAACTGCAGCAACCTGTTTTATAATAGCTTTCATCGCTGCACCTCCCGTCGATATTGACGGAATTCGTGAACCAGTCGCAGGATCTCTACTCTATGGAAACAACATCATCTCAGGAGCAGTGGTCCCCAGCTCCAACGCCATCGGAATGCACTTCTACCCAATCTGGGAAGCAGCAAATCTCGATGAATGGCTTTACAATGGAGGACCTTATCAACTCATCGTGTTCCACTTCCTCCTTGGTATCTCTGCTTACATGGGACGCCAATGGGAACTTAGTTACAGACTAGGGATGAGACCGTGGATCTGCGTTGCTTATTCAGCACCAGTTTCAGCAGCTTTCGCTGTATTTTTAATCTACCCATTCGGACAAGGAAGTTTTAGTGACGGTATGCCTTTAG